AATCCAATTTAATTGTCCTTCAATACTATCCATTTCCAACGTTGGTAAATAATAACCTCTTTTCAAGGGATGCTCCTTCCAACCGCTCTTTAAAAATGATGTTTCAGTTATATCACAATACGGAATCATATCATCACTCACATTTTTATAAACATCTGTGTAAACCATATCATACTTTGCAAAGAAATCATGCAAAGTTTTTACATTAAACTCATCTGCTACTTCATCCGATACAGAAGCTACATTATCATCTCCATACGTAATCAACCACATAAATTTATAAAACTCTGCGAAACTACGTCCTGTTATCATATGCCATGCCACTCTAAAATATATACTATTAATCATAGAATTAAAATTAGCTGTAAATAATGATCCCGAAACAATACCACACATAACCTGATACAAAATATGGTAAACTAAATGAACTGCATTTAGCAATTCAGCACCCATCATCTCTATCAACAACAAATGTTCTTCTGACGCTCCATAAAATTTATACCAGTTCTTAATAACCTGTATCAACCCATGACCAACTATTGTCTGCGCTCTTGGACCAAACTTACTATGATCTCCAGCTACTATCTTCTTACCTTTACGTTGTAAATTCTTTAACATATGCGTCCATTCCTCTGAGTAAGGGTTAACTCCTATAGCATGCTCAAGATCCATTCTATTATGATTATGAGCCAAAATAAAATCTCCAAAAACTTGTCTTGACTGAATGGTAAAGTCTACAGGCGACATAGAAAATATTCTAGTGCCTCCTTTCTTCTTACATTTCTTTTCCGGGAGAGTCTCATCCTTCAAGCAATCTGTAAACACTGTAAAAGGTTTAATCTTCTTCTTCCTCATAGCATCTTTAACTCTCATAATCTTCTCCAATTCGGGATGGATTTGTAAAGATTGAACATTTCCTTTATCGTCCTTTTTAATATCAAACAACCATCCTTTACCAACACATCCACGTGGACGCATCTTTGATAAGGGAAAACCTTCACTCGTATCCATTGGTAATGATTCCAATCCTATAAGAGGATTGCCCACTATTGCTTCTTCAACTGATAAAATCGAAACAGGCCTGATAGGTTTACACTTCGCTATTAATAAATTTTCATAATCATCACAAGCTAACTTCACAACCTCCGGTGGAAATTCTATTGGGGGATGACCATGAATAGCAACCCCATCATATAAAGGAGAACTACCGGGTGGTAATCTATCATCATATGGATCTAATGGTGCTGGAAAAGTTTTAACATCAAATTCTCCATGAATTACACTCTTTTTAATTCTTGTTTTTCCAGAATTCTGCTGGGCATATATTTTAGGCACTTTACCCAAAACAAATACCGATCCATCTAATGTGTGATCATCTAGAGTAATAGGCTCCAAGTTAGGTTGATAAACTTCCATTTCCATACTATCTTCCACGTCTTTCCATTCTTCTAATATTAATCGTTCGGCAAACCCAAGATCGTGTTTTGGGGATCCCGCAGTGTGCATACCTATAATTTTTCCCGAATCCGCATTTAATAATAAACTACCACATACACCTAAACCTAGAACTCCTTTATAAGACCAACACCTATCTATAACTACACTAGACGTTGTACCTGATGCATTAACTACTAACCCATCAAAAGCTGTAAAGTTTACTGCTTGCATCTTAAGAATATTTCCAGTACTACCCGGTCCAATTGCTGGCTGAACTACGACACCAGACGACGACATTCTTAATTCATCCTTAGAAGTAACAAAATGTTTAATCATATTCTTAAATTGTTTTACTGTTTTAGGTAACTCTACAACACACAAACCATTATACAAAACATCCTG